GCACTGCCAAGTGCACCCCCCTGGATTAGCCAGGAGGATGCAAATAGTGTGATTCCACACTCTAGGATCCTCCCAGGAGTCCAAACAACCCCTCCGGCCATTAAATGGCCGAAGCCCTTCGCCTCAGCTTGATGTTGACGGCATGAGGACGTCCAGAACGTTCTAAGTGTCGTCTGTCAGCGAATGGCATATCGCCGCGTTTAAGAAAACACTTAAGCAAGGCACCGCTACCCTCCAAAGGGTTGTATGGAGGTTGGGCGACAACTACGTATCCGGTGACTACCGGATTTTGTAGATGAAGCCCCGTCCGCTCGGCTTTATAACCGAGAAAACTATGACGGCCCAAGACTGGAGAGGTAGGAAGAACCACGGGAAAATACTTAAGTATCTTCCCTATCTTCCTATCAAGGTACCTACAGGTTTGCCACATACCATGTTCGTAGAACAAGTTACGTAGCGAAACTAGAGATACACATCCAGTAGCGTCCTTCCGACTGGTAGGGATAAGATGACGGACCTTGACTATACTAACGTCATGGCCATCATAATACTCCTTACCACAAGACTCTCTGAACCTTCCGGTCCAGAAAGACTTGTCAGAGTTCACAACGTGACCGAAATCACTGAGTACTCTGCAGACGGAGCGCACATAGCCTGTGGGAACGACAATGTCGTCCCCATAGACACGCACCGAACCGATAAAGTCGCGAACGATTTTATCGGTTAGAGGTGTGTTGAGCTCTCTCTCAATTCCCAAAAAGACAAGTGTCAGAAAGACACAAGCCTCAATTGGGAAACAGAGAGCTGAACCCATAGACGCGAACTTGGTCAGACGTACAACGCCATGACCAAGTACATCAGCCTTACGCGATCTTGTGGAATCAAGAGCATTAAACAAATGCTTATGATTCTTTACAAGAAGACGAACATGCTGATTGGAAACACGGTCACTTGCTTCACTCAAATCGAGTGTTGCTAGTGTTCCATCTCTGGAACCCACCATAGCAAGATGTTGGTTAACATCTTGATCGGTGAAACCAAGAAAGTTAGAAAGGGTGTCAAACCTTCCAAAACTTTCTACGAGGATCTCAGCGACGCCCTGCTGCATGTATTGCATTGCAGTGGGCTCTATCGCTATGATCCTAGGTGTTTTCAGCGTTTTAGGTACAGGAATAACCTTAACTGGATATTCTTGTCCAGGTTCGAGGAACTCAACCGACTCAAGCTGATCGTAATACGACCAGTTTGGAAGACAGTTTTCCCCAAAGGGAAACTGTTCTTCAAGTCGGGCGGGCCAAGTAGTCTGACGATATTTTCCGTTACCGGAAAGCTTATCAGCAGTACTACCTGGTCCGTGTTTCGGAATAACTTCACCATCGTAAATCTTACGATCGACAATAGTGAAAGCACGCCGAAACAATAGAGAACCCACTCTGTGGAAATCTGAGAGATCAGTTTTCCCATTGTAGGCTCCCTTGAGTTCCTTCTCACACTCGCAAAATCTGTCCATGGCGCGCATTACTCGCTTTTCGGAGCAAGCAATGTTTATCTTGGAGAAAAGCAGTGTTAACTGCCTTATCGCCTTGATTGCGTCGACAGACGGATTTTCGAGCAACACACCACTACCACGATCGAACACAAGATCGAGGAAACCTCCTAGAAATAGGGGGAGCCCTGCTCTGAACCTGAACGAGGTAAAGAGATTGCGATCCACATGACCAAGGTCAAGACTTTTTTGGAAGCCTTTTCCGAAGTCAGGAAGGGTAATCGTCAGAAACGATATACCCTCGTGTTCGGTCCGTGATGCCACAGTTAGTGCATCACGGGTGGCGCTAGTGCAACACCAGGTCGCCATTTCATCAGCGACCTTATTCCAGAGCAATATCAGGCTATTAATGTAATCCTCCTTAAATAGAGGTGTTACGTCCTTTGCCTTCAGCTCTTTCGACTGATAAACGAATCAGCCACCATGCGAGTTCGAACGTATTCTCATGATTCATGAGGTCGTTCAAACGAGCTGTGTCTGGAATTCCGATTAAGGACTCCAGACGTGACCAAAATCGAGCATCTGTAAAAATCCTCTCCGGTTGGAAAAGAACATTTCCCAAACAGAGAGATAGATGTTTGATCAACGGTTCCCCTTCGAAAGAAGAAGAGCAGTTGGGTCCAGCTATGACTGACCGCCCAAAAGGGCGACAATCATCGCATCCGAAGAGCCCGTGAATAGCGACTTGAAACCGCTATACACGGCCTGAGCCTCGGAAAGCGTAAATCCTGCCGGCGGTGTGTCGAAGACGATGTAGTTTGACATCGAAACCAACACATTGCTCGACGGAATGAACGGATCCGAAGTCAGCTTCGAAACGTCGATCCGTGCGACTCGCCGAGTCCTTCGCCCGTAGGCGTTGGACAGAGTGAGTCGTGTCAAGCCATCTGCGGACTGATACGACGACTTGCCATCCCCCGTGGAAACGCGAGGGAGGGAAGACGTCGTGCCGCTGATGGTGATTGACTGTGGGTCGGAAAGTGCCATAAGGCATTGCTCCTTGAGATGGCTGTCTCACGACAGTCGTGGTGTTTTTGCAGAACATCTGCGACTACTTACGGCTGATACCGAGAGCAGCAGCAATGGAGAGCTGGAATGGGTTTAAACCATCCCAGGAAACTCCAAATCCAAAGGGGTTAGCTCCCCGACGTTGTTTCGTCTCAGTGACGAGAACAACGGAAGGGACATAAGGACGGCCGACGGGTGATCCGCCGTAGTACTTATGGGTATAGGTATCTGTCGTGATTGTATGACACATCACGTACCCATACCGCATCACCAGGCCATTAGTCAGAAAGGAATTCGAGTTCGAGATAACATCTCCCGCACTCGAAAACCAATCAATAGCCCAGCTCCATGGGGCGAGGTTCCAAAGGGTCTCAGGGGTAATGTCAAGGCCAAGAAGATAATTGGCTTTGGCAGCAAATTCGGACAATCTATCCTTCGAATTCCAATTCGGAGGAAGAGTGTACGTAAATGCACCTGAGAACCATGTTCGACGCCAAAGGCGTCGTTCACGGATAACCTCGCCGAGCATAGCCTGCTTCACTGGGTCCGACGAATGCATATATCCTGTCCATGCTGGATAGGTATTTTGCTGAATCGAACTAGTTGAAGTAGACTCTTCTATGGGAAACCTGTATTTCCGTCGTACGACACGTCCGGCATCTCGCTCATATTGTTTGAGCAAAATGTCAGAGTCGCGAGCAACCTCAAGAATTTTCTTGAGATCGCTAACGATTGGAGAAATACCAAACTGATAGTTCAAGTATTCGCCACCACTATGTCCTAGCAGTGACGAAACTTTTCCTTTCAGAGCGGTGACGCCAGGGATGGCCGGAAGGCCATCCTTGACGAGTTCGCCAAGTGAAGTAGAGAGGGAAACAAAGGGGTCCCCTGGTTTACAACGGGCAACGGCGGTAGCACCGGCTTGGTCCAAATCAGAATCATTGAGACTCTGATCTGGAGGCCAAGGATCCAGTGTACCGCCGGAACCGAAGAAACCAGGGATGGTCGGGAACATCTCTCCTTCATAACTAACTCTAATCAAAGGGTTAGTACTCTGAGTGTATACTAACTTTGCAAAAGGTAAAACCTTCGGCATCGCTATGTAACGCTTTTGAGTGAAGAAGTTGCCTCCGCGATCATCGAGAGGATCGCCCTTAGCGGGCGGCCAATCATGACCATCCGACACAGTAACCTGTGTCCCTGACTCAGACAACGGACCGATCCGTCCACTACTCACGGGATTATACCCGGAATAGTCTTCGGAAACGACGTAGCAACCTGCGCTCGTGGACGGCGACAATTTTCGTCGCCGAACACGTGTTGAGTCAGGCATAGAAACTCCTCTGGATAGAATTCCATTCAATGAATGGAAGATGCACTGCGCAGGCGGGCCTCCGGGCC